AATCCCCAGAGTTTCTGGCAGCAAGTCAACGTGCGGTTGAGCAGGCGATGCGTCCTGTCACATCTCAGTTTGCTGCTGGTGGTCGCTTGGGTAGTAGGGCATTTGCCGATGCATTAGCTGATGCGAGTTTTGGGGCTATGTCTCCTCTGGCCTTGCAGGCTAGGCAACAGGACATATCGGCAGACCTGTCTAGGGCTTCTGGTCTTGGTAGTCTTGCTGGTCAACGCACTAGCGATATTGGCGCTGGCCTCACAGGTGCTTCTGCTGTTGGCGATATGCCATTCACAAACATCCAGCGCGGTCTTGGCCTCGGCGGTCTATTAAGCGGAGAGGAGTATGCGCTTCGACAAGCTCCCGTCACTGCAACGCAAAGGCTTTCTGATATTGTCCGAGGCTCTACTGTTGGCAGTAATGTAACTCAACCACTGTATGCGCCGCAATCGAGCAACGCGTATTTGGGTGCTGCTCTTATGCAGTCTGCTCCGCAAATTGGTCAGGCGTTTGGTAGTTTATTTGAACCTCGACCTCAAACTGTAAACTTTACTGGTGGATACCAAGGCCCAACGGGCGTAGGTGGTGGCTCAAATCCAATGGGCAACCTTACTGCTAGTGGCGCGCCTGTCGGCGGCGGTAAAACATATTTTTAGGATATTATGATGGCTAGAACATTACTTGAGGCAATTGGTTCTGATATTGGCGGTCTTTTAGGAAAAGTTCCTGAAAAAATTTATAGGGGCGGTCAGTTTCTTGCTCAACCTGCGCCCGATATGACTTTCTCTGAGGCAATGCAACTTCGTAGTGAGGCCGAAAGGGAGCGTCAAAAAGTTGCTGACGCACAGGCTGCTGACTTGGCCCAAGCCGAAGAAATCTCAAAAGGCAATCAAGCTGTGGCTTCCATTGCAGGTGCTATTCCTCCTGACGCTCAAGCTGGCCTTTTGCAATCTCCCGTGGCTGTAGCTCCAGCACAACAAGGCCTTTTGGGTAAACTTCCTTCTACACTTGCTCAGAATTTGCGAGACGCAATTATTGCCCAAGGCACTCTTGAGGCTGGTATGCCTCAGCTTGTCACTGCCGCCGATTTAGACAAGATACGCAGAACAACACCAGCAACCGTATTGGCTCAAATGGAAAAAACACGCGCAGCTAGAGAGGCGGAGCAACGTGACCTTGAGCTTCGTGGACTCAGTCTGTCTGGTAAAAAAGATGATAGCAAAAGTGATGAGGCGAACAGACGCAAGGCGTATGCAGTAGTTTCTAGCGTTGATGATGTTTTGTCCATTATTGATGAGCATCCTTATTCTGTGGGTATGGGAAGTCTTTTGAAATTTATCCCAACAACAAAAGCAAATCTTGTTGACAAGAAACTTGATACGATTAAGGCTCAAATTGGTTTTGCTGAACTTCAGGCTATGCGTGATGCCTCTAGAACTGGTGGCGCTTTGGGTCAGGTTACTGAACGCGAATTGCAGTTCTTGCAAAGAACTATTGATGCTATCGAGCCAGACCTTTCTGCTGAAGACCTCCGCAGAAATCTAAATAATGTAAGGCAGGTTATGCTTGCCATTGCCAACGGAACTCAAGACCCGCGTATGGCGGAGGTTTTGGGGCAGAGTGTCCAAGGTGGAGATACCGTTAGAACATACAACCCTGCAACTGGTGAGTTTGAATAGTGCCTGTTATTAACACACCTGATGGCTTAATCAATTTTCCAGACTCAATGTCTGATGATGAGATTAAGGAAGTTCTGAAAAAAAAGTTTCCTCAGATTGAGAAGCCAGAAGCTGTTGATTACCTTCGCGCCGCAGCGCAAGGGTTGACCTTTGGGTTTTCTGATGAGGCGGAGGCCGCATACAGGGCATCCCAAAGTGGTCGTTCTTTTGATAAAGAGCTTTCTGATATTAAAAAAGAGATGGAGTCGTTTAAACGTGCTGCTCCAGTTGCTTCTGTTGCAACAGAGATTGCTGGTGCTATTCCGTCTACGCTGGCTGGTGGCGGTTTGATTAGGGCTGGTCTTTCTGGTTTAGGTGTAAAAAGCGGTATTGCTGCTGGTGCAACGGAGGGGGCTGCTGCTGGGGGGTTGTATGCTGCTGGAACAGCAGAGCAGGGCGAGGGGCTAGAGGCTGCAAAAGAAGGCGCTGCATTAGGTGCAGGTCTTGGTGGCGCACTGGGGGCAGTCTTGCCGCCCATGTCAAAAGAGGCTCGTGAGCTTATTCGTCGCGGAGCGCCGCTTACTGTTGGTCAAGCTATGGGTGGATTGCCGCGTGCATTTGAGCGTTCAGCGGAGGCTCTTCCGTTTGTGGGTGGTGTTGTTAGTGGCGCACAGAAAAAGGCTATTGCACAATATAGCCGCATAGCTACAGAAGACGCACTAAAGCCGATAAAAGAATTTAAAGGGTTGCCCAAAGGATTTACTGGCGACAAGGCTGTTGATGCTGGCTTTAAAATTGTTAGCCGTGAGTATGACATGATTGTTCCAAACCTTAAGACATCTAAAGCAGATGATGTTACTAAGCTATTAGATAAATCATTGGTTCGTGTCGTTGACGACTCTGTTTTAGATGGGGCGACAGAGAGAACCCTTGAAAGAGATATAGAAAAAATAAAAAAAATGTTGTCTGCTAAAGATGGCAACATAAGTGGAAGGCAGATTCACACGGCAATCAAAAAACTTGGCTCTGATGCAAACAAATTGTCTAAGTTTGGCGCAGACCCAATGAACATGGAGCGCGGCAGGGCTTTGCGTTCTATTCAGCAAGACATGTTTGGATTTTTAGAGAAAAATAATTCTAAATATGCAAAGAAACTTCGTAATGCAAACGAAGCGTTTAAGCGTATGCTTGTTATTGAGAGGGCAAGCGTTTCTGCCATCAAAGAGGGCGGGGAGTTTGCTCCTTCTCAACAGCTATCACGCATGGCATCTATGAATCGCCGCGCCGCTGCGCGTGGACAACTTCAGGGTCAGGCAGATATTTTAGCTGCTCGTCAAATCCTAGAACAGGGTCGTGACGGTATTGCACGCCCACTCCTTGAGGCGCGTCAGCTTATGGGCGGCGTTGGTGCTGCGGGCCTTGCAGGGACTGCTGGCATTGCTCCTGCTGCTGCTGGACTTGGCGCAGTCGGTGGTGCATATTCGGGACTGTTAGCTCCGCAAGTGCGCCGTTTGTTTTCGACTTCTGCTAATATTGGGCGCGGAGTTGTCCCAGTTTCGTCGGGTCTTTTAGGACAGGAATAAATCATGGCTAAGAATAGTATTAGAGATTATGCAAACACTGCCGCATCTAACACGGATGTGCAGGGTCAAAACATTGACGAGGGCTGTAGTCCTGCTGGCATTAACAACGCCATCCGCGAGGTTATGGCTGACTTGGCTGATATTAACGACGGTACTATTAAGCTGGTGTCTCCGTCCTTTGATGCGGCAACCATTGGCAGCACTGCTATTGACGCCTTTCCGTCTGGCACAAAGATGTTGTTTCAACAGACCGCTGCACCGACTGGCTGGACAAAAGACACTACGCATAATGATAAGGCGCTTCGGATTACAAACGGCACTGTAGGCACTGGCGGTAGCGTAGCCTTTGAGACAGCCTTTGCCAGCCAAACACCTGCTGGCTCTGTTTCTGTTTCTGTTGCTAGTCACACATTGCTGCTCACCCAAATCCCATCTCACAGTCACACCATATCTCTGTTTGACTCATCCTCGCCAGACGGCTCTCCCCGAAAGGTTGCCGCAACAGATGACATTAATGACTCTCGCGGCACTACTGTTTCTCAAACCGCTGGCGGCGGGCAAGGACACGGACACCCCAACTCAACTGGTACGTTTACAGGCACACCCATTGACCTTGATGTCTCCTATGTGGATGTAATTATCGCAGCGAAAGACTAAGCCATGAAGTTGGAGGTCAAGCATAACTGCCCACTCAATAACTTTGAGCCTTGCAAGCAAATGGACTGCGCTTGGTTTATTGAGATTCGCGGTCTGCACCCGCAAACAGGAGAAGAGATTTCTGAGTGGGGTTGTTCCATGTCCATGTTACCTGTGTTACTAATAGAAAACGGAAGGCAGACATCTCACACTGGCGCTGCTATTGAGAGTTTCCGCAACGAGATGGTCAAAGCTAACGAGTTAAATACAGAGATTATGGTTGCTGCCGCTGAGGGTCGTAACCCAAACTTGATAGAGGGCTGATATGACCAAATCAAATATCACTGAATACGACAATACAGCCGCTAACAATACTGACGTTCAGGATGTTCCTTTAGGTGAAAACCTGATGTATCCATCTCATGTGAACAATGCGTTCCGTGAGATTATGGCTGACCTTGCTGACATAAATGACGGCACTGTTACGCTGACTAGCCCTGCTGCTGGCTCTATTAACATTACGGGCAACATCACAGTTGGCGGTACAGTTGATGGGCGAGACATTGCCACTGACGGCTCTAAGCTGGATGGCATTGAAGCTAGTGCTACTGCTGACCAGACTGGTGCAGAGATTGCTAGTTCAATTAGCGGTCAAACTGTAGCGACACTCACCATAACATCTGCTACAATCAACGGCGGTAGCATTAGTGGTATTACTGATTTGGCTGTTGCTGATGGTGGCACTGGCGCTTCTGATGCTGCTACGGCAAGAACTAATTTAGACGTTGACCAAGCTGGCACTGCTGTCGCTTTGGCAATCGCACTGGGGTAAACAATGGCTAATACATTTAAACTTGAAACTGACACTGGCGTAGGCACTGGCGCTGCCACCATCTACACCTGCCCGTCAAGCACAGCGACAACCATCATCGGCATGTCGGTTGCTAACATTACAGCATCATCTATCTCTGTAGATGTGCAGCTTGAGAATAATGACGGTGACAATATTTACATTGTGAAGGCCGCGCCTATCCCAGTTGGTTCTTCTCTTGTTGTTATTGGTGGCGACCAGAAAGTTGTTATGGAGGCGTCAGACGTCCTCAAGGTAACCAGCAGCGCGGCAACGTCTGCTGATGTGGCCTTGTCTATCTTGGAGATTAGCTAATGGCTTATACTGGCAAGAAGCCGATTGACCATACTGATGTAACGCAATCGCAGTCTATGGCTGTGACTGATGACCTGACGGTTGACGGTGCGATTACATCTCAGAACGGCGTATATCTCGGCGGCACGGGTTCAGCGAACAAGCTGGACGATTATGAGGAAGGCACTTGGACGCCGACTATTAGTCAGGGAGCAATCAGTTCCAATAGAGCTAGATATACAAAAGTTGGTAATCTTGTAAATATAACAGCATCTATAACAACATTTACCGATAGGACTAGCTCTAATGATGTAGAAATTGGTGGCCTACCTTTTACTGTCAAAAACGATAGTGTTGCGGCGCAAGGCCTAATGCACAGGTTTATCAATAGCGGCGGTGACGCAGTTGCCGCCTACACGGATAGTAATTCAACTACAATAAGATTTTATGCTTGTAACCAAAACGTAAGTTATACGCAGGTTCAGCATAATCATTTGGGGGCAAGTTCCGTTATATTTATTAACCTAACATATCAAGCAGCATAACCCGTCTGGAAGTCGGGTCGGACAGGTGGCAGCCAGCCACGATAAACACAGGAGATAAAAATGGCATTAACTAAATCAGTCGTAATAGACAAAATTGAAATCGTAGGCGAGTTCAAAGCCGTGCAAGTTCGCACCGCTACAGTCGTCAGCGAAGATGGCACGGAGCTGTCACGCAGTTACCACCG